AGATGCTCCAGTATCAAGCGACTTTTCTGAAGTTATTAGCGGATTAGAAGCAATGGCTTCAAAAATTGCTGAATTACAATTAGAATTAAAAGAATTAAAAACAGCTAATGAATCAGTAAAATCTGACTTAGCAAAATTTGCTGCACAACCTGCTGCACCAGCTTTGGAGGTTCCAAAGAAACTTAAGAATAATGATTCAGTTTATGACATCTTAAGAAAATAATAATAAAAAATAATAAATTAAAAACAAACAAAAATTATGGCACAATTTAATGTATCTGGATTAGTTGCTTACACTGACCAAATCAGTTCAGAATTAATCACAAAAACGTTACTTGCGGGTAACACAATGAGTAAAACTGGGATTATGAAAAACCCAGGTATCAAGTCTGCAAAGAACTTGAACATCTTAACTTCAACTATCGTTGCAGCTGATGGTTCTGCATGTGGTTTCACTGATGGTGGTTCTGCAGCTTACACAGTAGTTCCTTTAGCGGTTGACCCTATTAAAATAGAAAGAGATTTCTGTCTTAACACACTTGAAACTAAATGGCTTCAAGTTGGTATGAACCCAGGTTCTTACCCAGAAAACATCCCATTCGAAGATGTATTGACTGCAGAGCAATCTGAATTAATTGGTAGAGTTATTGATGCACAACTTTGGTTGGGTAACAAATCTACAGGTTCTGGAAACTTAGCATTAGCTGATGGTTTCCTTGCTAAAATTGATGCAGCTTCTGCTTCAACCGTAAACGTAAGTTCAACTGGATTTACTTCTACTACTGCTATTGATAAAGTGGACAGCTACGCTGCACTTATCCCAGCTGAATTAAGAGGTTCTGGTGTTGGTTTCGCATTATACATGTCTTTCTCTGAGTTTGATAAATATGTTTTAGCTCTTCGTGATTTGAATTATTTTCATGTGTCTCCAGATTACAACACAACTGATGGTGTTAACCATCCTGGTATGGATGGTATGAAAGTTATTCCTATTATGGGATTAGCTGGAAGCGTTAGAAAAGTATTAGTTGCTGATGGCAATCTTCAAGTCGGTTTCGATTTAGAGTCTGACTCCAGTTCATTTGAACGTTGGTATTCTCAAGATGCACAATCTTTAAGATACAGAGTAAGATATAAATTAGGTACCGCTATTGCTTTCACAAGCCAAACTGTTAACGTAAACTAATTTAAGTTTAATCTACTTTAGATTTATAGTTTAAGGGGGACTAAAATCCCCCATTAAACAAAAATAATAATAATAAAATAAAATAAAAATATAAAATTATGAGTCAAATTAATTGTTTATTAGACACAGGGATTGGACGTATCTGTAAAGATAACACACCAGGTGTTCAAGAAATCTACTTATCAAACTGGTCTGGTGCTACAACATATACTTCTGATGCTAGTAATGTAATCCAAACGGATTCAACTCCAGTATGGTATAAGTTTGAATTCCCAAGAAACACAGCTGGTTTCGTTGAAACATTAGCTGGTGTTCCAGAAAATGATGAAGTTAGTTATCAACAAGCTTTAACAATGGTATTCAATAAAAGAGATGCTGCTAAACGTAACTTAATGTTATTGTTAGCTAAATCAACTACTGCTGCTATCGTAAAAGATAAAAACGGATTATACACCTTATTAGGTAAAGAAGCTGGTTTAGATTTATCTACTGGAAGTGACCAATCAGGTATTGCTGCTGGAGATAGAAACGGTTATGCGTTTGAATTCGCTGGAACTGAAGGTGAGCCTGCTCCTTTCATCGTTTATTCTGCATTCTCTGCAAGTATTTCCACAACACAGATATAATATTAACTAGAGTGTTGTTATAAAAAATTAATCCTCGACCTATGGTTGGGGATTTTTTGATTTACCCATATACAAAATAATATTTAAATGAAAAGCAACTTATGATTTATCTTAAGCAAAACGAAATAAACGATATTGTACTAACGCTGAATGAGAAGAACCCCTTAACTGGTGTTACATCTGGATTTACTTTTGACTTCAGACACACAGATACCAATACACAGGTTAACTTTTACGGAGTTGATGTAAGTACATGTCAAAATAGATATAATAGGTTCCTTATAACGGTTACAGGTGCAACTGCTGTTAACCTATCTGCTAGTACTGTAAGCCTCTTAAATGGCTTTCATGATTATACAGTAACTAATATATCTGGTACAACACTAGAGACTGGGATTGTACAAGTTAGTGGGACTACCGTAGCAGCAGTATCTTTTACATTACCAACAACTAAAAAAACTATAATTTATGAAAGATAATAAAGAAAACGAGAATGGTTTTGAAATGTTCTCAATGCAAGATTATATACTTCCAGTAATCAGTGAACATTATAATAAAGATTATATCTATTTTGGTGAAGACAATCTTTATCCAGAATACTTATTGGACCTTTACAGAACTTCACCTAAGAATGCTGCTATGATTAATACCATTGCAAATATGATATCAGGAGACGGTCTTCTAGGTGGTTCAGATGCCTTTAAAGCGAACATATATGATGACGATGACCTTGAGACTATTGTAAATAAGATAAGTACTGATTTGGCCTTATATGAAGCCTTTGCTGTTAACGTGATTTGGTCCAGAGATGGGTCTAAGATTGCTCAGGTTAAGTTTATTGATGTATCAAATGTTAGATTTAGTAAAGAAGAAAACGGATATTATGTTTCAAAAGACTGGGCGAATACTAGAAAACAAGAAAATAAACCAATTTGGGTGGCTAGGTTTGATGTTAATGATAAAATTAACAAGAGTCAATTACTTTATGTACCAAAATACTCACCGTCTATGCAGTATTATTCAATACCTGCCTATGTTAGTGCAATTAAATATATTGAATTAGATAGAGAAATAGCTACTTACCACTTAAATAATGCGAAAAACGGATTTTATCCGAGTATCAATGTTCAAGTTAACAGTGGAATACCTTCAAAAGAAGAAAGACAAACATTTAAACGTCAACTTCAAAGTGAGTTTTCAGGAACAAAAAACGCTGGAAAGATGCTTGTAACATTTGCTAACAATAAAGAGACAGCAACAGAGTTCACCAGCATCGACCTTAATAGTTCTGACGAACGATTCAGAGATTTAGATGCACAGATACTACAAGCAGTTTTAATGGCTAATGGTGCCACTAATCCAGAGTTATTTGGTATTCAGGTTCCAGGTAGTTTAGGTTCTGTATCTGATTTAGCTGAAAATTTCGAGATTTACAACAAAAAAGTAATTAGTTCTTATCAAAAATTAATTGAAAAGACACTTAATAAGTTTGCTGTTATCAATGGTGAAGCAGCTGATATCAAGATTGATAAATATAAAATTGTTGCTGAAATTGCTGCTCAAGAAGTTGCACCAGAAGCACCTAAACCTTTAAACGACTAATAATTATGGCAACAGCATATGACGTAAAATTACTATCAACGGACCAATTGAAAAAAAGAGATTGAACAAAACGTTGAAGATAATGCTCTGACTCCAGCAATAATCAGGGCACAAGAAATTTCTATCCAACAAATACTTGGTACTCCACTTTATCAAGATATACTTACTAAGGTTAGTGGTGGAACAATGAACTCAGTTGAAACTATCCTAGTAAGAGATTATATTTTTCCATGCTTAGTTGAGTATAGTGTATTCTACGCAATGCCTAGTATATGGGCTAAATTGGAAAATAGTTCTGTTGTTAACAAACAACCAGAAAATAACAATGTAGTAGACCTTAAGGGTCTTCAATACAGGAGAGATGATGTAAAGAACTCAGCTGAGTTTTTAGGGACCAGAATCATTCGATTTTTATGCGACCAAAGTTCAAAAAGTTTCCCGCTTTATACTGCATCCTCTAATGACCTTTATCCAGCTAGAAGTATATATGATTCAGGGTTAGTTTTTTCGGACAACTCAATAATCCCAAATGGTATTCCTGTAGACTACGGTAGTAGATGGTGGTATAATAGGTACTATTAAATATGTTTCCAAGACTTCCTATTGATAATTTTACTAATATGTTGTCTACAAATTTGAAACTCATCAGCTAATTGTTGATGAGTTTTATTTTTAGATGCTCTTATAGTTAGAACAATTTCATTAGTTAATTTGGCTCTTCCATGTTTACTACCTTTTCTACCTTCCTTTAAACCAGTATCGAATGCATGTTGTATGTTTTCACTATGTGTATTCCATTCAAGGTTAGAAACAATATCATTGGTTTTAACACCATCAATGTGGTTTACTGTTGGTTTGTTATCTGGATTTGGTATGAATGCTTTAGCGACTAGGCGACTTAATTTAAATGTTTTAAGCTCACCTTCTTTAGATAAACTAACTGCAAGATAACCGTTTCTTAAACTTGGTTTAAGCACCTTTTCTTTAACTAACCTTTCACTTTTACCATTTTTAACTAGTCGCTCAAGTGATTTAACTCTAGTAAAGTTACTCACTTGATAATAGCCCTCATAATTTTTAATATCTTTCCAGATTTCTTCCATAAAACAAATATACTAATAATTAATCGAATAAACAAATTTTAATATTTAAATTAAAAACAAATGAAACAGTATATACTTAATATTATAATTGCAACCTTTGCTATTCTAACACCAATTCAAGAGGCAATGGTTGGTATTGGTGTATTAATCACTATTGACCTTATTTTTGCTTTAATTGCCGCTTATAAGAACGGCATAAAGATTGAAAGTAAAAAACTTAAGTTTAGTGCTGTGAAGATGTTAGTGTATAATCTATTAGTTATATCAGCATTCGTGGCTCAAACATTTTTATCAGACTACATACCATTTATTAAAATAACATTAGCTTTTATAGCTCTAGTAGAGTTTACTAGTATTGGTGAAAAATTTCAATTAATTACAGGACTTTCATTTATTAAGTTTATAAAGAACTATCTAAATGAAAAACTAAATAAAACAACTATTGATATTAAAGAAAAAGTTGGAGAAGAAGAAGATGGTCTGGAACAAGACGAAAAAAGATAAAACTAAATAAGATGGAAAATATTAGCAAACACATAACATACAACGAAAGTTGCTTTAGCCAGACAGCGGTTGCTAAAGGTATTGATAATAGACCTAACGTAGAACAGTTAGCTAATATGAAATTGGTAGCTGAGAACTGTTTTGAGCCATTACGTGAAAATTTTGGTGTACCAATACGTGTGAATAGCTTTTTCAGAAGTAAAGCTCTTAATAAGGCTATAAGAGGTGTATCTACGTCTGAACATTGTACAGGAAATGCGATTGATAT